ATGATCTCACTAAATTTAATAATATAATTTTATCACAAAAAAGGGGTCGTTGTCAACCCCTTTTTGATTTTATGGCATTTTTACATATGCATGATTACTGGGTCCAGCTGGACTTGCAGTTTTGATAGAGGGTTTTGAAGGTGGCAAAACCAATCCACTTCCAAAAACCTGATTATATTCATTTGTCAATTCATTAACCGGATCTACTATAAATCCTATATAATGATTTTTCAAATCCAATCCATCTGTACTTTGAGTATATGGCATAAATGGAGATAGACCAACTCTAGCTGTCGCGGTGGTCGTATCAGAATATGATGCAACTATCTGACAAACATTTTTTAAATGCCAACCACTATCATCTGACAGTTTAGATATATGTCCCATCAATTCTTCGCCAGAAATAAGACGAACGACTTTTATCATTTAAGACTCTGTTTCTTCTGTTTCTGGTTGTGGTTGAATATTTGCAAAATATGAAATGATAGTTTTGAGTTTTCCTTCTGCCTCTTCTAGTTTTCCAACCAAAATATCCATTTCTTCTATCACATTTCCATGCTCACCCACACCTACAGAATTTTCAAAATATACTTGAAGATTTGCAATTGCTGCATCTCTTTCATATTCATATTTTCTAATAAGTGCTCTCAATTTTAAACTATTTGAATAATCCAACTTCATCAGCTTTCGCTCCCCTTTTTATCCATTTTTTTTCATTCTTAATATGATCTCGAAGAGATTGTTCTAGATTTCTAGCTTCTGGTGTATCTCCCAACCATTTAACGATTCTACGTTCAAACCACTGCCATTCCATATTCAATACTTTTTGTACTACATCTGGATGTGATCTAATAACAATTTTGTTATTTAATAAAGCCTCAATAATTTGTTCGTTAGGCAATCCTGGCGAAAATTTAATATTACCAAGTCCGGCACCTTTTTCAGTTTTATATTGAATTTGTTGATTATCAGATAAAATATCATTAACTGCGTCAACAGATTCCGGCGACATTTTTCTAGATTCTTCTGCCATTACTTTACTATCCATTCTTTTTCATCTTGAATTTCTGACCTGCGAGTTTTACAAAGTTTCATCAATTCATTTAAGTGTTTGCGGGCTCGAACACCAGCAGATTTATTACCACCTACAAATTTCTCGTTTTCGATTTTGTATTGTTCCAATTCGATAGTCAATTGATCGTGAGTTTCCATAGTTTAACATCCTTTAGTTGTGTGGGGGGATCTCTCCCCCCTAATTAAATTATTCTGTAAGAAGTGTTTTCTTACGTTTTTTCCCAGAACCAATTTGAATTTTTCTGGGCCGTTTTTCTTCTGGAATAATATGTTCCAGTTCAATAGTTAGTAGTCCATTTACAATTTTTGCATCATTGACTACCACATCTTGATTCAATGTGAAATTTCTTTCAAAATCTCTGGACGAAATACCTTTATGTAGATATTCAGCCTCAATATCACTTACTGCAACCGTACCAGATACGGTCAGAGTTGACTCTTTGAGTTCAATACTCAATTCATCTTCTGAAAAACCAGATACAGCGACTTCGATACGATAAAACGAATCGTCCTCTCTGATAATATTGAAGGGTGGATAGTTGTTTTGCGTTGTGAGCGATGTACGCTCCAATTCATTAAATAATCTATCGAACCCCACACTATAACGCATAAAAGGGTCTGTCTTAAAATTCGTAACCATGTTTTTTTCCTCCTGTTAAGCAAGGTTTACGTTTGGTCTCTTTCGAGCACCGTGTTGATTTTGCCGTGCAATACGCGCTGGAATCAACGATCCAACATACTATATATAACAAATTTACAGTCCTGTTGACCCAAATCCGCCATTTCTTGAAGTTTTTTGTTCTGGCCGCATGGAAATTTCTTTAATATCCACATCAACCACTGGAACAATCTCCGCTTGAGCAATTCTCATTCCATCTGAGACTTCGAATGGAATATTAGATATATTCAACAACAATACGAAAGTCTGTTCTACATAATCCGAATCTACTACACCTTCACAATTGGCAATGTTGATGCCATTTTTTGATGATAATCCAGATCTGGGGTGAATTCGAAGAGAAGTATCGGTCGACAGATCAAACACCAATCCTGTAGGAATTAACATTCTGTCGCCATGATACATGGTGATTTTTTGATCTACCACTTTCCGCACTGTTTTTACATTTTGTTTATTGTAAAATTTAATTTCATCTCCGTCCCGCATTGATGCCTTTAAGTCGAAACATGCGGCAAGATCAGAACCCTTGACAGGCATATGTGCCTCTGGAAATAACTTATAACAATAAATTCTATCCACTGTACCTCTTGCGTAATCTTTTTCTGCCCATTTTGCAGCCATTGTATAATCCTCATAATTTAATTAAAATAGTCTTTCACGTCTCTGCGAGGGCGATTTCATTGAATAAAATTGCACACTTTCAAATGCAAAAGTGCCGCCTCTCATTTTTGAATAGAATTCTGGTACGCGATTTGGATGCCATTTGCCGAGTTCTACTTCTTTATTCATGCCCGGCCAAGCAGTTCCATTTGTACCAATAAGAATTGCAAGCTGGTCATCTCCAGCATCTTTATACAAGACACTATCTTGATCGTATTTTTTTCCAACCTTTTTTGCAAATCCTTTAAGATTGCCGCTGGAATCTCCTTGATTACCAACTACAACATACGAAATTTCCATTCCATCACCATCTCTGGCTTCTGGTGTACCAAATCCTTCGACATATTTACCTTGGACTTTGATAGCGCCATATCCAGCACCACGAATATCAGTCATAAGTTTGCGATTTCTTGCATCATTTTCTTTACGGGCGAAATCTCCGCGAAATGCAGTAATAATTGCAATAGGTCTTTCTTGAGTATGCTTCATAACTCTTGAAAGTGACGCCTCTTGCAATTCTGCCGGAGTTAGTGCATCATATGCCTGTTGCTCTTGATATTCTTGGAAAGTCTGCATTTTTTACCTTTTTCTTCCGATATTGTACTTGGGCACTAATTCCCATTCATCTTTTTCTTTATGGGAAAGTATTTTGATTTGTGATATTGGAGCCTCTTCAAATTCATCATCTCTAACAACCGTTACCAAACCCCATTCTTTTAACAAGTTTACAATCGTATTTCTTCTTGACCTGTCATTATCTGAAAAATCTGATGATTTACCGTCCAACTTAAATAATTCTTTAAAATGGACAATGTAGTATTTACCTTGTTTGTGTAAAATGTGGCAAGATTGATAAAGTTTTTTATCTTTCTTTGAAGCGACACCAATTCTTGTAAGTGTCTCGCGTATCTTTAAAAAATCTTCTTGATCTGCTAGGGATACTTCCACTAATGATTCTAAAATTGACATAACCTATCCGCCTTTGTTCATTGACTCCCTTATGCAACCGATTTGATCTTTGGTCAATATAGCAAGAGCCTGCTCTGTTTTTTTATTATTATATCCATAATATTGTTTCACACATTCGAAATCATTATGAACAGTTTTCTTGTGCCACTTAGAAAATCTCTTCCGTGGTCGAATACTATTTAGTAAAAAATCGAATTGCATTTTATGATCGGCAGTATGGTGAATATTCATTTCCTGAGCTTGCATTAGACTGTCTTGAAAGTTAGAAAAGTTTCGGTTGATAAGAAATGGAAGATACTTTTTTTCCCACTGATCATCGCCACTATCCATCAACTTCTTTTTGTTGTGGGAAATCGCGGGCACATAGTCTTTGAATAGATCGTAACTCATAATATATTATCCACTTATATATGTGCCACTAGGTCGATACCATTCTTTTTGATTGTGTATCTTACCTAGCAACTCAGTGATACTTGCAAGTTCCTCGTGTATTGCGGTCTTACTTGAGTCTTTCTTTACTGTCAGCAATCTACTGGACAATCTTTTCATTCTATAATGCATAGAATGTTCTATCATATCTAGTTCTTGCAGGTTCAGATCGAAATTTTTGTTATAACTCATTTCCACTCACAATCACACATCAACGCAGTCAAACACGCCACCATGTTAATTTCTTGATCGGCAACAAAGGCAGATTTGTATTGATAGTCTGCAATGTGAATAATAGCCTGTGGAATAGTATTTGATTCCGCATGTTCATACAATCCATTGTAGATAGTTCTAAAAATGGTTGAAGGATCATTATCAAGATTATCAGTTACCCAATGACGCAAAGTAGTAAAGTTTTTGTCGCGCAGGGCGTCAGTCAACTTTTTAATGTTTATCTCGCCGACAGAAGTAAGGAGACCTTCGTCTATCACACCGCCAGCAGAGTACCGTTGCAATTCATTCAAGACTCTTCGCCAGTCGGGGAAATGCTTCATTACAACCTGTTGTGTCACCTTGTCATTCGACTCGATCTTTTCCACTTCAAGAATGTTTTTGACGCGCTTCCAAAATTGATTGGCAAGTTTTGCCTTATCGGATTTATTAATCTTAAACTCAACTAAAGAACAACGACTATGTAGCGGTTCGATAATACGGTTTTTGAAATTGCATGTCAAAATAAATCGACAGTTTGCAGAAAACTCTTCAATAAAACCGCGCAAGGCTGGTTGAGTTGATTGTGGATTCAAATAATCTGCTTCGTCCAGAATAATAACTTTACCAAACTCTTTGCTACTACCTTGGTCAAACGACACAGTGGACGCATAGTTGCGAATCTTTGTTCTGAGAACATCAATACCACTATCTTCGGAACCGTTGATTAACATGTAATCGCTGCCGATTTCATTACACAATGCTTTCGCAAGAGTCGTCTTGCCAACGCCGGGTCCCCCAGCCAGTAGTAGGTTGGGGAGACTGCCGGTATCGACAAATTCTTTAAAGGTTGCTTTTAGCGCATCTGGCAAGATACAACTATCAATATCGTTAGGTCGATATTTTTCTACCCATAAAAAATTATCCATAATTATGCACCATATGTCGAGTCTTGTTCCAATGTGATCCAGTATTGAATTGGAAGTTTTTGATGGCGGAATGTCGAAATCTTGTTTTTCGAAATACCCACATCATAATCACCTTCAATTAGTTTGAGATTTTCCGACCGGAAATACATAGTAAACGGATCGTCAGATTTGCCCACCGGCTCTTCGGATACATTCGATGTATCATCTTTTTTATCCAATGCACTAAAGTAAACTACGCCATCATCTTTGGTCGACAAAGAATAATCGGGTAATCCACTGATAGACGCGACCTGATTGATAGTAGACAGGGTTTCGTGTGGTAATTTCACATTAATATCCCATTTAGGTGATTCCTTAGAACCTTTTGGATTATTTTTAGAATTATCCATCTCAAATGTATTCTCGACAAATACAATGATAGATGGTTCTGCGGCCATAAACTTGTAAGTCTTTTCGCCGTTTGACATCATCACATATTTTTCATGGAAATCTAGTTCTGGATAGATTTTCAAAAGATTTAGGAACTTGCCCAAGTCATAAATACAAAAATCTACTGGAAATTCTTCGGACACATCTGTGGCTGAGAGAATATTTCTCATCACAGAAATAGTAGACACCCTACTACCTTTTTTGAGATATATAGATTGGTTGATTGTAGAATAGTTTTTCAGAATGTTCTGAGTCGTTTCACTGAGTTTCATTATTATCATCTTTCCTGTTAATTAAATCGTGATTGTATAGTGCTAGTATACCATAGTGAATTATTTTTGTCAAGTCTTTTCGGAAATCTTCCTGAGAGTTTCCTTTTTTTCCATATCTCTGGGCATACTTGGAAACATTACCCAAACAAAAACCTTCACCATGACCATTGTCCATAATGACTTCGGTGGCTTGTAGTTTATTGTTTGAATAGTGTTGATCGTATGTCGAATCGATATACTGCCGGATTTCATCCAGCAGCACATCTTCATTAAATTTATAGTCTATCAATTACTTCTCCTTAAAATGGGATTTCTTCGCCAACTTCTTCTGATTCA